CCACCGCATGGTGGGTGCAGACCGACGCACCGGAAGGCATGAAGTTGCTGATGCGCCGTCGTTTGGAGAAGACGATGGAAGGGGACTTTGAGACCGACACCATGCGGTACAAGGCCACCGAGCGTTACGACGTTGGCTTCACCGATCCTCGCGCCCTTTATGGCACTCCTGGGGTTTGACACAGGTATTGTGAAATGACTCAAGCATCAGTAAAATTCAAAGGCCACAAGCCGATGGAGATTACTGATGCCGGAGAAATGTCATGTTCATAACTGCACTCAGCCTGCAATTGCCAAAGGCTTATGCCGCAAGCATTACATGCGGGTGCAGCGTCACGGAGATGTTGGTGAAAGTCGTCCAGATGATTGGGGGAAGCGCGAAAAGCATCCGGCTTACAAGTCGTGGTGTGGATTGCGTCGATACCATCGCCTGGACATGCAAGAGTCTTGGCGGGAAGATTTTTGGGCATTTGTCAAAGATGTTCCAAAGAGGCCCGAAAAAGCAATTGCATGGAGACCTGAGCCAACAAAGCCTTGGGGCAAAGACAACTTTTATTGGAAAGAAAACAGGGCTTGCTCTGAAGACTACAAAGAGTACATGCGTGAGTGGCATCGTAAATCGCGTGCCGCAAACCCGGACTACTATTTGGCGCAAGACCTTCGCAGAAATTACGGCGTCACTCTTGAGTGGTACCGTGAGCAACTTTCCAAGCAAAACAATGTCTGCGCTATCTGCAAGCAGCCCGAAACGGCTGTCATTCGCGGCAAGGTGATTGCAATGCCAGTCGATCACGATCACACTACAGGCAAGGCAAGAGGATTGCTTTGCACCAAGTGCAACCGTGGTCTTGGCTTGTTCCGAGACAACACTGACTTTCTCAAAGCGGCCATTTCATACCTGAACTCCACTTTTTAAGGAGAAAGACAATGGCACAAACGTATATTGGCTCGACGCTTCGCACCGGCTCCGGCACTCTGACGGATACCGTCGATGGCGGTTTTGTCCTTACGGCGCAGACCACCACGGTGACCACGGTCTCCGCGGGAACTGCCGTCACGAGCAGCGTTACCCTTCCGTCCGGCTCGCAGATCATCAACATCTTCATCGATCAAATGGTGGATGAGGTTGTTGGTGGTGGTTCCGCTACGGCGATCAACGCAACGGTTGGCACCGCGGCGGCAGGCACTCAATATGTGTCTGCTACCAACGTCATTTCCGGTGGCCGCGCTTCTATCACCTTCACGACTGCCCAACTTCTGGCCATGAGTGACATTGGCGCCAATACTGGCGTTTATTTCACGATTGCCCCGAACGGCACTATCAGCACCACTCAGGGTGTGTACCGCTTCACGGTGGTGTACGCCCAGAAGGTCTAAGGAGGCATCATGGGCCAATTCAAACCGATGGTCAAAATGATGACCACCGAGCCCTCTATTGAGTTGAAACTCAAGAAGGGTGGCGCTGTTTCTCATCCTAAAAAGATGATGAACGGCGGCGTCATGAGTGGTCTGGCTGCGGCTCCGTCTGCAGCACCTGCTCGTGGCGGTATGGCGCCCGCTCGTCGTCCTGCCGCTCCGTCTATGGCTGCTCGTCGGGCCGCCATGATGGGTCGTCCGATGATGAAGGAGGGTGGCGAAACTCCGAAGGAGCACAAGGCTGAGATGAAGGCCCTCAAGGGTCTGAAGTCTGAGTTGAAGTCTCACGAGGGCAAGCCTGCCTCCAAGGCCCACAAGGGTCTTGCAACGGGCGGCGTGGTCATGGGCCAAGGCGGCTTCAAACAGGGTGGCAAGGTCAAGATGGCCGAGGGTGGCGTTCCCAAGAGCGGCATCCTGCCTGTGGCTGAGTCTGAGCGCGGTGGTGGCAAGTATGTCTCCACCAAGATGAACACGGCTGAAGGCGAGCACCACACTCCCAAGAAGACCGGCGAGGTCAAGATGGGCAATGCCGGTGGCTACAAGAAGGGCGGCAAGGCTTGCTATGCCAAGGGCGGCGGCGTGGAGGGTAATGTCTCCACGACTCCTCCCGGCGTGACCAACACCACCACTGGTGAGGTTCGCAAAGGCAATGCGGGTGGCTTCAAGAAAGGCGGCTCCGCAAAAAAAGCCTTCGCGGCGGGGGGCAGTGTTAACGACTCTGGTCGTCCCGTCGCGTACCCGGCCAAGCCCGTCTCTAAGTCGGTGAAGAACAATCTCCAGTCGGGGACGTTCAAGAAGGGCGGCTCGATCAAGATGAACAAAGGCGGCATCCCCGCCGAGGCTCAATCTGCGATCAAGCAAGCCGATGCTGAACGCGCCTACCGCGACTACGAGAAGGCCGAGGAAGCCGAGAACAAGGCAATGCGTGACTCCATCCTTGGAGCCCCAAAGCGGATGTTTGAGGCTGCCAAGGGTCTGTTCTCCGGCAAGGAGGCTCCTTCGGGAAGTGTGACCAAGACTGAAAAGTCTGTAACTGTCACCCCTTCCAAGAAGCGGGGCGGATCGGTAAAGTGCTGAAAACGAGCGGGGGCTTCGGCCCTCGCTTTCTTTGGAGATTTTGAATGGGAACCTACTCCTCCGCCACTCGGCAGGGCGCTTATGAGCCGTTTGACCTTCAGGTCTCTCGCAATCAAGTTGACGGCCATACCGGCATAGAAATTTTTGGTTACACGCCCAACATCGCAAACACTGCTTTTGGTCCTATGTGGGAAGGCCAAACGCAATCGGGCGGTTTGTACACCCCCCCTTCTTCGGCTGCGCCTTTGGTGTTGGTCAGTAGTTCCGCATCCGACACCACTGCATTGAGTGTGCGGATTGAAGGTTGTGGCGCCGGATTTGCGCCACTGTCTGAGACCATCGCCCTCAATGGCACGACCAACGTCACCACCACAAATTCGTTTCTTCGCATCAACACAATGTATGTGACCAACGGAACGAATGTTGGCACGATTACGGCGAAGATCAGTTCGACGACTTATGCACAGATTAACCCCGGTGTTGGTCAGACGCAGATGTCGATTTACACCGTTCCGGCGGGGTACACATTTTACTTGTCGTACACCCAATACGATGCCGCCATTGGGTTTACATCTAGCGCATATATGACGGCCCAAGAGTACAACAAGGACAATGTGTCAGGCGCGATCACAGTGACGCATCAGACCGTGTTTGTGCAAAAGCAAGAGACTCCGTTCACTGCGCCAATTGCTCACACCGAAAAAACTGACATTCAGTTTTGCGTGAAGTCCAGTTCTGGTGGCCCATTGACTTGCAGTATGTATGCCGGTGGAATTCTGATCAAAAACCCGGATTGATCATGCCTGCCAAGTCAAAAGCCCAGTTCAGGCTAATGAAGGCGGCGGAGCACAACCCCGAGTTCGCCAAAAAGGTCGGCATTAGCCCGAAAGTTGCTGCTGAGTACACGCAGTCCAACGTGAAAGGACGTTCTTATGGTCACCTCCCTGTTACAAAGGCTGAAGGCGGCCCTTCTCTCTCTGTGGGAAAAGGTGAAAAACTTCCGGTCTCGCAAGGCGCAGGACTGACTCAGAAGGGTCGGGACAAAATAAACCGCGAGACAGGCAGCAATTTGAAGGCTCCGCAGCCCCAAGGAGGACCTCGGAAGGACTCTTTCTGCGCCCGGATGCGTCCGATTGCCGAGAAAAGTGAGCCTGGAAGCCGCGCAAGGGCTTCAATGAAGCGTTGGAAGTGCTCAGGCTTCTGAAGGAGATCAAATGTCCTACTCAGACACCTACGGACAGGTCTTCAATGTCCAGACGCTGATCGACCATGCCGCCAGAAGGTGCGGAAAACTGGCCGAAGAACTGACTTCTGAGCAAGTTTTGAGTGCTCGGGAGTCGCTTGGCTTCGTTCTGACGAACCTGATCAACATCGGCATCCAGTATTGGGCGATCAAGAAGGAAGTCATTGGCCTGAACGCCAACAAGTACATCTATTCGCTGCCCATCGGGGCCAATGATGTGCTCAATGCCCTATACCGGCAGATGAATCGGCCCACTCCGAACGCTTTCGGTGGGTATACAACCTCTGCAGGGGGTGTGATCGCCAACGCTTTCGACAACAACATCGACACCTACACCCAACAGACGAGCCCGAACGGCAACATCGGCATCAATTACGGCACGGACAACCCGATCTATGCCGGATCGATCGGTATCCTGCCCTATGTGGCCGGTGGGGGCAGTGCTTCTTGGACTCTGACGCTCGAATACTCGACCAATGGGTCCACTTGGAGCACTCTGGACAGCCTGGGGACGGTCATCGTGACCGACAACCAGTGGATCTGGACTGATATTGACCCTGGACAGAGCGTTCAATACTACCGGGTGCGTGCTTCGGGCGGTACGACCCTGGCTTTGCGTGAGTTCTATGTCGGGAACAACTCCCGAGAGATCACAATGAGCCGTTTGAACCGCGACGACTACACAAACCTGCCAAACAAGAACTTTACGGCCAATCAACCGTACCAGTTCTGGTTCAACCGCACGGTTCCGCAGCCGGAAATCTACTTGTGGCCGGTCCCGAGTGATCCTTTCATCCAAATGACGATCTGGTACTCCAAACAGATCATGGATGTGGGTGATCTGACCGATGAACTGCAGATTCCGCAGCGTTGGTACCTTGCTGTGGTCAATATGCTTGCCCATCAGATGTCTCTGGAACTGCCTGCAGTGGACATCGGTCGCGTCCAATACCTGGAGCAGCAGGCAGAAAAATATTTGGCTCTTGCAGAAGCCGAAGAAAGAGATAAATCTCCTATATATTTTTCGCCGAATATTTCAGTATATACACGATAATATTTGGAGATTAAATGCCAGTATTTCTCAATACCTTAGGCAACGCATCTCTTGCAATATTCGTGTGTGATCGCTGCAAGATGAAGCGTCCTATGGACGAGCAGATGTCGGACTTCAACTTCCCTGGGTTAAAGGTCTGTCAGCAGGGCTGCGCCGACGAGAAAGACCCCTATCGCCTGCCTGCGAGAAAGACTGAGCGGATTAACCTGCGTTTTCCTCGCCCGGATGTGTCTGTGGCTCTAGACCCCAACGGACTGGCGGTGGATACTGCGGGATCTGTGATCGTGTCGCTTCAACAGAACAACGATACACCTGAGAATAACGGGAACTTGGACGGCATTGAGGTGCAACCGTAATGGCCAATGTATCCATCACCAACCTTCCTGCCGCGCAGCCCCTGACTGGCACCGAATTGGTGCCGGTTGTCCAAGATGGGCTCACTGTCCGGACGACTACTTCTGCCATTGCGAACGAGCCGACGCTTCCGAACAGCCGCTACTTCTCAACGGATGCGAACTTCATCCTTTCTGATGGTGGGGCGCAGTCCTTCTTTCGCCTGAACCTGACCGGCGCCGCGGCAAGCCTTGCTGCTTCTGGCAATGGCATTCAGGTCAAGACGAGCAGCACCACCGTTACTGGCAGGACGCTGACTTCTGGAACTACAGGGCTTTCAATCGCCAACGGGGATGGAGTCTCTGGGAATCCGACCTTCTCTTTGACTGGGAATGTCCTGTCGCTTGCAAATGCCTCAGGAGCGGGTCTATTGGCCCTCTCAGGCCCTTCCGCGGTCACGTTCAGGGCAATCCAAGGTACAGCCTCAGAAATCGACGTAGCGAACGGTACGGGCGCTTCTGCTGATCCGACCATTGGGTTGGCGGACAACCCGATCCTCCCTGGAACTGGTTCTACCACCCTGCCGAAGGGGACTACGGCGCAGAGGTCTGCAGGCGTGACCGGCATGGTCCGCTATAACACCGATCTGGCGACGTTTGAAGGGTACACGCTGAGTGGGTGGAATCAGTTCGCCCTGACAGGTGGTGTGACTCTCATCAACACCGGCACTGGTTTGACGGGCGGCCCGATCACCACGACGGGGACGATTTCGATCGCCAACAC